AGGCGCGGGCGCAGCAGGCGCGGGCGCAGCAGGCGCGGGCGCAGCAGGCGCGGGCGCAGCAGGCGCGGGCGCAGCAGGCGCGGGCGCGGGCGCGGGCGCGGGCGCGGGCGCGGGCGCGGGCGCGGGCGCGGGCGCAGCAGGCGCGGGCGCAGCAGGCGCGGGCGCAGCAGGCGCGGGCGCAGCAGGCGCGGGCGCAGCAGGCGCGGGCGCAGCAGGCGCGGGCGCGGGCGCGGGCGCAGCAGGCGCGGGCGCAGCAGGCGCGGGCGCAGCAGGCGCGGGCGCAGCAGGCGCGGGCGCAGCAGGCGCGGGCGCAGCAGGCGCGGGCGCAGCAGGCGCGGGCGCTGGCGTCACCGGCTTCGGCGCCTTCACGAGCCGGCCGTGCTCCAGCAGCTTCTTCCGGTCCATGAGCCTGCTGGCGATGTTGGCGATGACCTTCTTGGCCGCGATCACTTCGGTCTTGCTGTCCGCATGGGCGGTGGCCGGGTTGCTCTGCCGCTTGTCGAGGATCGCGGCGATCTGCCGGAGCCCGGCTACCTGCTTTTTGATCTCGGCCCCGGTGGGCGGGATCAGGGACAGGTGCACGTCAGGCGTCGGGCCGAGCAGGGCGGCGACCTCACGGGCGTAGGGGGCGCTGGTGCTCAGCCAGCCGTCCGCCGTCAGCTTGGTCATGTTCAGGTCGTGGCCCTGCTTCCACGCCTTGTGCTCGCCCATGTCGATGTCGACGATCCGCGGGGCGGGGCCTGCGGCCGGGGCCACGGGCGCGGAGCCTGCGGCCGGGGCCGCGGGCGCGGGCCGCGGGCTGGCGGGCCATGCATGTCCGGCGCCAGGCGCGGGCGGGGGCGGCGCGATCTTGTCCCGCACGCGGGACGGCAGCTTCACGTCCACCGACCCGCCTGCGGCACCCAGCACACCGGCGACGAGCGCGGTCTGTAGCGACTCGTCGATGATCTCGTCGAGGGACATGTCCGCCCCGTAGCCGCCGGCCTGGGCGACGACGTGGTTGGCGAAGTTGTCCGTCAGCTCCTCGGGAATTTCTTCTGCCGCGCCGCGCCCCATCGCCCGGGCAAACGCCCCGGCCGTGGACCGCTTGACCGCCGCCTTGAGCGGGGCGGACCCGGCGCGTGACAGGATCTCGCCCGCCTTCAGGCCGAGCCGCTCCGCACCGGGAGCACCCAGCGCCATGAACGTGCCGGTGGTGATGGCGGTGGTCACGCCTGACCGCCAGGATTTGGTCGCGGCGTCGATCTCGTCTTCGCCTCGGCCGACGCGGGACAGGTAATCTGAAATACCGGAATGGATACCGGCGGCAGCCGGGATGGCGATGCGTGGAAGCGCGGCCGGGGCTACGCGGGCCAGCGTGGGGGTCACGCGGGACGCCATCAGGGCGCGAGAAGACAGGGCGCCGGCCGGCCCGGATGCCATGCCCGCAGCGATGGTAGGGGCCAGCTCGGCAGCACCCCGACCGAGCAGGGCGCCGATCTCCGCTGCCGTCCCCTCGGTCTGTCCACCATAGACATCGGCCTCCACGGCCCGTTCCATGGCGCCTTCCCGGTCAAACAGGCTTTGCACCATCGCACCTACGTTCAAAGCACCGGCCCGCCAGCCACGGCCTGCGCCGGACACGACGCCGGACACCTTCGGGATCTCCGATTCCTTGAACGCCCGCGCTATGGTGAGCCGAATGTCGTCGGGGCTTGCGGCCAGCAGGCCACGGGCTTCCCGCGCCCGGTTGATCGCGGTCAGATACATGGCCTGGCGATCCGCGTCGGCCATGCTGCCGCCGCCGTGCGCTCGTTGGTACGCCTCTTGCGCCAGGACTACACGCTCGGCGGCCTTCACCGCATCCAGTTCGAGCATCGCCCGTGCCCGCTCGTCCGTGCTTGTGAGGAGATAGAGATCGCCGCGATCCTGGTCGTCCGGCTGGACGGAGGGGCCAGGCTCCTCGGGGTTCTCACCGTCTCCCGGCGGGGGTGGGTTGAGTCCCATGGGTCAACGCCCTCCAATGACGTTCAGCGGCTGAACCTGACGCAGGAACGCATCCATGGTCATCGGCGTCGGGGGTGACAGGCGCTCACGCAACGCCGCCAATAACGGCATGAAGCTCGTAAGATCCTCGGGGATCGCACGCCCTCCGGCGCGCGCTGCGGTAAGGTCGGCCAGCGGATCGACCCCCTGGCCCTTTGCCGCCTGGTCGATGAGCTGTTTCGCCAGATACCCCAGCCCGGAGTCCCGGGAAACCGCATAGGCGTCCTGCGGCGGTACGCCCCCCACGTCATTGACCAGCGACAATAGCATCCGCTCAACTGCGGGACCGGACGAGTCCAGCCGGTTGTCCGTCAGCGCCCGCTTCAGCGCGGTCATGTACGTCGAAGGCGGCGTCGGTACCACCGACGTAAACGTCCGGTCCCCCTGCTGCCGGATCTGTTGAGTCGGAGGACTGATGCCGACGAGACGCGGCCCGGCCGCCCGCGCCGCCCGCGCCGCTGCCAGCCAGGAGCCAGGAACGCCAGTGAGCTGCCGTCCAGCCTCCGCCAACTCATCCCTGGTCGGATCCGCCGATGTCTCCGGCACGCCGGTCCCGAGTGCCGGCGTCTCAGCCACTGTCTCTCGCGCCGCCTCAGGGAGTAGCGACACCTCGCGCAGCGCCAGCTCCGGCACCGCCTGGTCGAGAAGCGTGCCGATCTCTCGGTTGATGTCCTGTGCGCGGCGCGCCGCTGCGAGCGCCTGGTCGCGCAACCGGCTATGCCGCCCGCGCACGTCCGTCAATAACGCCTCGCGCCATGCCGGGTCGATAAGAGGTCCGGCAGTCATTCCGGCCGCCATGTCCGCCGGTTCCGTCTCGAACTTGTCCTTCGGCTCCGGGTTGCGGGCGTTCCACTCGGCCAGGGCCTGGGTCTTCTCCTGGGGCAGCAGCTCCTTCGTGTCCATCTCCTTTTCAGCCGCCATCCGCCGGTCCAGCCATGCCTTGTAGTCGGCGGTGGGTTTGGGCGCCCTGGCGCCTGTTCCCGTCCTCGCTGCCCCGGAGCGCGCGGCCTGCCCTTCGGTGAGGTGGCCACGGGCCAGGCCGACAGCAGGGTCCTGCAAGGCCGTGAAGAAACTGCCCAGCTCGTCCGCCTGCCGGAGCATCGCCTCATGCTGGTCAAGCTGCACCCGCAAGGTGTCGCGCAGCGCCGCCGCCTTGTCCAGGCGGGTCTGTCGGTCGCGGTTGAACTTCCGTTCCGCCGCCGCCTCGTCGAGCTGGAAACGCTCGATGGGCAGGTCTACCATGCGCTCGATCAGCCGATTGGTCGAATCCAGCAGGCCACCACGGGCCATCAATGCAGCGGCGGACAGGCGGGCCATGGCACCTCCTACGCAAAAGGCTTGAACGGGACTTTATCGGGGGCGGCGCCGGTGAACACCGACCCCGGGGCGCTGGTCGTCCCGGCGGCCGGTTTCTGGAGCATGCCCCCCAAGCCCCCCATCGCCCCGCCGACGGACCCCAGGATGTTGGCGATCAACGCCAGTGTGTCGCCCGCCGCAGCCGCCTTCTCCTTCTCGGCCTCCGCGAGACGCATGGTGTCGCCGTAGAGCAATGCACGCTCTGCATCGCCCACCCCGTGCGCCAGGCGGAAGTTGGTCGCACCCCGGTCCAGGGCGCCCAGCGCCAGGTCCAGGTTGCCCCTGGTGCCCTGATCGAACCCCGAAAGGCCCCGGAGGTACCCCCCGGCGACAAGTTCGTCCAGGAGGGCATCCAGGGCCGGTTGCCGGCGGGTCCGTTCAGTCACCAAGGACTGCCGGTACGGGTCGGTGGCCTCGACGGCATTCGGGAGAGGGGTTTCCGGGGCCACCTGGGGCACCACGGACTGGTACGGGCGGCTGGGTGGTGGGGCGATACCGGCCATGGCCCGGTCTATGCCGGCCTGGGCCGCCAGGCGAGCGCGGTCGGCGTTCTCCTGGGCCTCGGCCATGCGAGCAGGGGACGCCATGGTTGACCAGAAGTCGCTCCGTTTGTCCGACCACCGCTCGGCGAACGACTCCATGGCCCGGCGCAGGTTGTCCGACCGCTGGATGATGTCCCCGCGCCGCGCCCAGGCCACGCCGTCGATATAGTCCTGGGCCGCGTCAAGCGCGAGTTCCCGCTGGCGCGAGGCCGCCATGTTGAGGCCGGAACCGGCAAGCTGCGCTGCGGTGCCGCCGGCCATGAGGAGGAGCGGAAGCATGGTCTACCTCCCCCAGGAATAGGTGTCGAACGGGAGGAAGCCCGGTTTGCCCATCGACTGCTGACGGTAGTGCTGCGTGAAGGCGTTGCCGAGCGCATCCACGATGCCGCCGAGGTCCTGTGAAAACTGCGTGCTCGCAGCCCGGTCCAGCTCCCGCTGCTCCTGGGCGAGCTGGGCGAGCGCCGCGTTCTGGTCATCCAGCAGGCCCATGCCGCGCAACCGGGCCTCGATGGCCTGATTCGTGTAGGGGTCATGCTGGTAGGTGCCGAGCAGCTCGCGGATCCGCGCCTGGTCCAGCGCCTGCGTCAAGGCGTCCCGCTGGGCCTGTGCTTGCGCCGCGAGCTGGGCGCCCGCCTGTTGCGCATCGGCCTCCAGTCCGGCCTGTTGACCGGCTTGGACGCTGCCGCCGAGGTTGCCGGTGCGTGCGCGGGCGAACGCCTCCTGGCGTCCCCGCTCCCGAAGCGTCTCCTGCAAGCCGAGCATGGCCCGCTCCAGGGCCGGATCGACTTGCAGGTTGATCTCGCGCTGCCGCTCGGGGTCGGAGTAGAAACCCTCGATCTGCTCGCGCTCGCCCGCCGCCCGCTCATCGCGCCGCCGCAGGAAGTCCAGGGCCTGCTGCTCGGCCGGGGACAGGCCCCCCGGTTGCGGCGCCGGCTTGTGCGCCGCCGTCGGAGCCACGCCCGGGCTGTTGAGGGCGTTGTAGGCGGACAAACCGGCGCTGGCTGCGCCGGCCAGGCTGCCGCCGGGCGCCACGGCCATCATGCCGTAAGGCAGCGCACTCTGCATCCAGCCCGGCAGGGCATTGAGCAGTCCCACCTTGTCCGCCGCCTGCATGCCCGCGTAGGCCAGGGCCGAAGCTCCACCGGTGAACGGAGCCAGGCCGAAGGCCAGCGCCGGAGCGGCCCAATCGGGAAGACCACCAAAGGCATCGTCAAGAAAGCCCATGTGTGCCTCCTCACCACCAGATTTCTACCGCACCGTCGCTGCCCAGGCCAGCGGCTCCCATGCCACCGCCACCCGGTGACAGTCCGTTATTCCCGCCACCGCCCTGGCCACCAAGCCCGCCGCCATTCCCGGCGTCGCCCCCGGAAGCGCCGAAGGCCGTGGCCTCGCCGTTCTGGCCAGGGGCGCCACGCCCGGCGGTGGCCCCGACGAGTATGTTGACACCGCCGAGGCCCGGGCCGGCCCCGGCTCCCGCCCCACCGCCGGCCGTGACGGCCGCTGCGCCGCCGTTGCAGGTGACATTGGATGCCCCACCACCGACGCCTGCGAGGCCCCCGTTGCCGACAGTGATGGCGGCATTCTCGCCGGGGATACACGGCAGGATGGCCCACAGACCGCCACCGCCCCCGCCGCCACCGCCCACGGACCCGCCACCGCCCGCACCCCATACACGGACCATGATCTTGGTGATGCCCGCCGGCACCACCCAGGCAAAGGCCCCGTTTACCGCCCACCCCGTAGCGTTGCCGAAGCCACGGGGCCGGTCATCGACGTATTTCTTGTTGGCAACCTGGTCATCCGCCGCCGGTAGCGGGACGCCATGGATCGTGTGGACCACCACCGCATCCGGGTCCGTGGCCTGGTCGGTGTCGGCCGTATCGGTCGCCAGGGCGTCGAGCGTGACCGGGCCGGTAATGGTGCCCTCGCCGACGGTGTCCTTGGTCCCGGCGGTGGACAGCTTCTGGAGGTCGCGGGCCTCGCGGGCCGTTTCCTCGTCATCGAGCTGCTGCTTGTTCACCGCGTCGGCCGGATCGGTGCCCGCCGCAAGTTGGGTGCCCCGGTATCCACCGAACCGCATGTTCGCCACCATCTGGTTGGCGCCGTCGATGCGCAGGAACGCAGTCAAGCTGCCGCTGATCTGGAGGACGAGCTGCCGGAGCTGCTCATGGACCACCACGTCACCGTCACGGATCGACGGCGGCGCGTTGCGGATGCGGTAGTGGGTCGTGAGCGCCGCCAACGGGCTGCCGTCGAGGCCCCCGGCCATGCCGGACGCCGTCAGACCGGCCCCGGACACCACGATGGGCTGGTTGCCCAGGGCGTAGGGGATTTCATGGGTGATGTTCACCCGGCCGGCCACGCCCGGATTGATGTCCACCACCGCGCCCTCGACCGCCAGCGGCGAGGCGTTGATGGCTGCGGCCAGGTTGTTGCAGGCATCCAGGTAGTTCGCCCCCGGCGCCACTACCACATTCCCCGGAGCCGGTGCGCCGGTGTTGTATTCGAAGATGGTGGTCAATACGCCATCGTTGATCTCCACCGTGCTGCCATTCACCGGGATGCCGGTAATCTGGACATAGCCGGTGGCGGCGGCCGGTTGGATGGCCATCGACCCGCGCGGGTTCAGCTCCCACTGTCCGGTCAGGCGGGTCAGCCCATCCTTGGTCACGAAGCGGGACAGGTCGCCCACGCCGGTAATGAGCGAGTCGAGCGTCCGCCGCACCTCGGTCAGCGCATCGCGCACATTGTCCGCCGCATAGCGGCCCTCGACATCATCGTATCCGACGAAGCTGGCGCCGAAGTCCTGCACCACCGACCGCATCCGGTCGAGGATGCCAGCCATGTTCGTGTAGATGATGACCTTGACGTTCTCCACCCCGACCGCCGGGGCCGGGTTCAGCGTCACGTCGTTGTCGGTGTAGCTTACGGGGGTGAGCCGCGTCCAGACGCCGGCCACCAGCTCCCACACGCGCACCAGGTCGACGGCGCTGTCTATCTCCTGCGGAAAGGTGATGACCTGGGGACTGACGCCGGTGCCGTCGTGCAGCGACTCCTCGATCACGTCGCGCACCCGCACCGCCTGGTCCAGCTTCAGGCGCCCATCGGTCGTGGTAATCTGCCGTAGCGCCCCGTTGAGCTGATTAGTCACCTCCTGCAACCGGGCCAGCTCCGCGTTCAAGGCCGTCCCCGATACAGGATCGCCGCGCCGCTCCTCGGCAGCGAAGTCATGGTCCTTGGAGTACCGATCAGGATATGGCATGGTCAGCCTCCGATGCCCTTGGCGTAGAGGGCGGCTATGTCTGCGGGGCGCAGCGGGGCCGGGAAGATGCGCAGATCCGCCAGGCCGCCACGGTAGTGGTCCGCCGCAGCTGTACCAGCCTCGGCCCCCGCGACCTTGCCGATGAACAGATCCTGCTGGCCGGGGATCAGCGGACCGGCCCGGACCTGTCCACTGGTGCGGTCGATCCCGTCGATGAACACCTTGCCATGGATGGTGTGCGGAGGCACGGTGCTGGTGACGGTGGTGTTGCCAAGCACCGCCGCGACGTGGTGCCAGGCACCATCCTCGAACGCCCCGTTGTACCCCCGCGCCCACCGGCTGCCCGACCCGCCCTGTCCGAACACCGTGGCGAACGGGTGTCCGGGCGACTGGACGCTGCATTCCAGGTCGAACCCGTCCGGGCCGTTCCATTCCGTCTTGGTGGATACGATGCGATGGTACAGACTAGAACTGACGCCCGCCTTGGTTAGCGGCTTGAACCACACGGACACCGTGACGGCGCCGTACAACCACAGGCGTTTCGGCAGCGCTGCCACGCCGTACTGGTCCACCCCGTTCAGCTCGATGGCCGGGAAGCCGTTAGGCGCCAGTATGCGGCCAACGCCGTTAGGCCAGCGGACATGGCCGAACGCCGTGTCCGGCGCCCGGTCGGACTTCTGTTCGCTGAACAGGATGCGGATCGCCTCGGGACCGTCCCACGAGATCATCCCGGTATCAGGGTCGGAGGCGATGAGGCGGCCCCAAAACGACACCAGCAGACGCTTCGGCCAATGCGATGCTATGGCGGCGTCGCCCGGGGCCGCCGACCCATACCGCTCACCGAGCTGTTCCGGCATGGCGTAGGCATCATTGGCCTGCGGGTTATAGCGTAGCTCCCGGGATCGGAGGGCACCAAGCCTGCGGCGGTCCCACTCTACCAGCATCTCATCGGTGATGCGCGGGTTGAGGTCGATGTTTGGGTGCTGGATGTGCTGAATGAATGCGTCATCGACCGCCACGTCCTCGACGTTCGGCCATACGCCGCCCGAGTAGTCGTCGTATGTCCGCAGATCCGTCGCAATGACCGGCACCACAGCGGAAAACTTCTGCCAGAACTCGTGGTAATCGAACAGCACCATTTCGGTGGCGAGATCATACTGCACCGCCCGCTCTGGCGTGGTGTAGTGGAACACCCCATTGCGGACGAAGACCGAGTTGATGCCCGCCGCGTTCGGCAACTGGAAGCGGTCGCGTTCCAGCAGGCCGGTGGTGCCGATCTCGAATACCTGACCCTCCCCGTCCGGCCCCACGACAAACAACGATCCGGGCGCGGCCACGTCGCGCACGATGAACTTCGCCAGTATGGCTACCGGGACGTTGGAGATGAGGCGGAACATCAGGGAGGCGTCCCGACCAGCCCGTGGGTCTGGAGGAGGGCGAGCAACGCCCGGATCGTGTCGTGCGCCTGCTGGAGCATCAACTGCTCGGTCGGGCCGAACGTCGCGCCCGCCGTATCGGCCGGCGGGTTGGCGATGTCGGAGCGTGCGGACGGCGCAGCGCCGAAAAAGCCCAGCAGGCCACTCCCCTGTTCCAGGGTGAGTCCGTTCGACGCGCGCACAACGCATGCGTTAGGTCCGTCAAACCAAACGAGATCCAACGGCGCATCCGTTGAGCCGACGATCATCGTATCGGATAAGACGGTTTGGCCGACACCGGCCTTGTAGCCGACGGCGATCACGTTCGACCAGGCGGTGACGCCGTTGCCGGCCTGTGCGCCGAGCAGGACGCAGTTGGCGCCGATGCCGTCCGTGCTCGCTCCGGCCCCCGCGCCTACCGCCGTAGCGCTCCCACCCACCGTCGCCCCATCCAGCGCCTGCGAGCCGATAGCGGTCACGCCGGTCAGTCCAGTAGCCGCCTGCTGGATGGCGCCTACACCGACCGCCGTGCAGTCGACGGCAGTGGTAGCCCCGCCCATCGCCTGGGCGCCCACGGCCGTGTTGCCATCGTTCGATGCGATCCCCTGTCCGGCGTCCTGGCCGACGAACGTGTTATTCGCGCCGTCAACCAGCGCCGCCCCCGCGTCGACGCCCACCGCCGTGTTGTTCGACCCGGTGCCGGTCGCGGCTCCCGGCCCGAGCGCCACGCCGTTCGAGCTATCGTATTCGTCGGCCACCGCGGGAGCAGGATGGACATGATCGCCACGCGAATACTCGGTGCTGATACCGGGCGCGGCGGTTCCGAGCGCCTCGGGATTGGTGTCCGACGGGATCTGCGGATCACCGGGCGGACCCTGGACGCCCTGAAGCCCCTGCGGTCCTGGATCGCCTTGCGGTCCCGGATCGCCTTGTGGTCCCGTAGCGCCCTGCGGCCCCGGATCGCCCTGCGGTCCCATGGCGCCGACGAACGCCGTGGCCGGCGCCTTCTTGGTGACGCCGCCCTGGCTGATGGGGATCAGGTCGTTGACGCTGACCGGGATGGTGGCGGCGGTAAGCTCGCTGATCTTGACGGCCATGATCACTCCGCGGAAAGAGGGACGCCGCCCTCGGTGGTCAGCACCACGCCGGCCTCCGTGAGCAGCTCGATGAGGGCCTCCGGCGTGCCAGTGGTGTCATACCAGAACAGGCGGCGAGGGGTGGCACCGAACACCCTTCCGGCCTCGACCCGCAGCACCGGCAGCAGGTCTGACACCTCCACCGAGGACAGCGGCTGCAAAGACGGCCACCGGAACAGCACCAGCCTGCCGGTCTTCGTCGCTGCCACGACCGTACCATCGGCATACCCGAGCTTCACAGGGGGATCCGCAAGGTCGGTGCTCACCGCCACCACCGCGATGTCCCCGGTGAGATCGTTCCGCCGCAGATGGGTGAGCCGCCGCGTGACCGGACTCGCCACGAGCGCATCGCTCGCACTCACGGCAATGATGTCGGTGGCGCCGACGCAGGACTCGATGCTGCGGTTCATGGTGCCGTCATCAGGATCGACCCGTTCAGGTCGATCCTGTCCAGCTCAATGGCCTCCCGCGCCGCCACACGGACGGCAATGGCGTTGGCGACATGCGACAGCGGCAGCCCCAGGGCATCGAAGGTGTCACCACCGATGTCGAGGTCCACGTCCAGGTAGTCGCGGTTCCGGCCATCGGCGAACGCCAGGTCATAGACCCCCTCTGCGGCCACGTCCACGGAGGTCCACAGCTTGCGGAATGCCGGTATCCCGGCGTTCACAAGCTGCGACTCGAACACGGATTCGAACTCGTCCTGGCAGGTATCATCGTGGTCATGACCCGATTCGGGGTCGAGCTTATAGACGACATCGCCTTCCCGGAAGTAGACCACACCGTTTTGCTCGCAGACGGCGCTCACCTGCTTGGACAGCACCCACCGGGTCCAGCCCATCACTCCCGCCTGCTGCGACCAGGTAAACGCGAAGACATCAGTACCCCCGTCGCGCGGGAAGAACGCCAGGTACTGGCTCGTAGACTGCACCCACAACGATTGCGGGCCAGCCGGGTCCACCTGTTCCAGCGCCGCGGTCAACGCCTGGATTGCCGAGCCGATGTCCCCTTCGCGCAACTCTCCTGTCACGGTCTGCGTGGCGAGCGAGCGGAAGCCGCCTTCCGAGAAGTAGAACAGGTCGCCGATGACCGGGGACAGGGTGCCGAAGAACCGGGTGCCTGGACCGTTGAGCGCCCCGACGAAGACGTGGTTGCCCGGATCCGGGTCGACCGTCCAGAGCTGCATCGCGTTCTCATAGACGATGACCAGCTTGCCCTGGTGGATCGTGAGGCCCTGCGGGTCCATGCCCGCAAGCGCGTGTTTCTTCGGGTCGATGAAGCCCGCATCGGCCGGAGCCAGCGTCTCGTCCCACACCCACGGCCCATACTGCGTGGAGCAGAAGCGGACCACCCGGTTGATGCGGTCGGTGGCGTAGAGCTTCTCCTGGATCTTCGCCACATGTGGCCCGGCATCGAAGCCGGTGGCGATGAGCGTGCTGACCGGCGCCCCCGGTGACGCCGGGGCGGCCCGGATCCAGTGGTGTGCGTACTGCCCACCCGCCGTCTTCAGCACGAGGTACGGCATCGACCCGTTACCCCCGACCCCCCATGAGGTGCGGCTGGTGACGGCGATGTAGCGCCCCGGATCCGTCGGTTCGGACACGCTGTCCCCGATCACGTCGATCCCGAGCGACGGATGGGAGAAGCTGTCAGCGCCGTTGCCCGCCGGAGCGACTACGCGCAGCACGCCATCCCGGGGGTACAGGCCGAACGTCCCGGGAGGCAGCTCGATAAACTTGCTGACGCCGGGGCGGCGTCGGAGCCGCCCAGCCAGCGTCAGATCCAGATTCAGCGCGTCATGGCAGGAATCAGGATCGGCTGCGGTCCCCGCTACGCGACGGTCGATGCCGCGAAACTGCTGCTTGGGCACCGAAAGGGTGAACGGCTTCACCAGGGATTCCAGTCAGGCGACCAGACCACATTGCGCCCGGCGGTGTTGGAGCTGTCGCGGTAGACTTTCTTCGAGCGCGTGACGTAATGGGACTTCCGGCCACCGGCGTTGAATACCCGGCCCTCGGTCTGCTGCGACTTGATGCGGAACAGGTATCGGGCGAAATCTTCCTTGAACTCGCCGATGCCCGGGAGCGCGAAGTGGACGCGGCCGTAGTGCTCGGCCTGCCGGATGATCGCCTCGCTATCGAAGGGCAGCACGTCCTCGTCGCGGGTCAGCTTCGTGACGCGCCGGATATAGCCGATCTTGAGGCTGACGTAGGTGTCCGTGGGCGCCGGGGTCAGCTCGATCTCGCGGTCGATGATGCGCCAGATGGCCGGCTGCCCGGTGACGGCCCGGAGCGTCTCATCGCCCGGCAGGCCGGGAGCGTCCTGCGAGTTCAGGATGCCGCCCTCCAGATCGTACTCGCATTCATCCGCGTCGCGCACCACGAACTTCCAGATCCCTCCGATCTCCACCTCATCGGGGAACTCATAGCGGTTCTGCCCGGTCACGAGGGGGATGACCAGCTCATGCTTCAGTTCGATCCAGTCCACCTCGAACACCAACGTGCGGATGGCCCGGTTTATGAACGAGTCGATCAGTCCGGTGAGGCGGGAAGTGGACGCGCCCCGGCTCTGATAGCCGAGGCGCGAGATAACCTCCGAGCGGGCGGCACCGAGCGTGAGCTGGACGCCGAGGGCCATGGTGTTCCTTTACGGTTCGGGCTGATCGGGCGGGGATTCCAGCACAACCTTCGCTGCGAGGGCGAGGGCCTCGGCCTGGCCGAGCGTCATGCCTCGGACGGCGAGCAGCGCCTCGGGTGATGCGCCGGCCAGCTCGGTCACGGTGCGGATTCCCGCATCGTAAAGACGCTGGGCGAGAGGCTCGTTGACCCCGGCCACGCGCAGGAGATCGGCGAGCACGCTCATGTCCGCCCGGACGGCCGCCCCTTCCTGCACACTGTCCAGTTTTGCGACGGCCGTAAACTCCTTGTCGAATGCGGCCTCCGACGGGAAGACGCGCTCGAACAGCTCATGGCCGTACTGCGTGCGGAGCCCCGCCCGGGCCTCGTCACAGGTGATGGTGAGAACGTCATCCGGGCCTTCGGTGCCGGGCTGGATCGCATGCACCTTGACGCTTGTGGACGGGGGGAGCCGGTCCCGGTAGAGGGGAACCTCAAACCGGGGCATGGTAAGGACGAGCGACGTGCCACGCTCGACCTCGATGCGTACCTTGCGAATGCTTGGCATAAAGCCTCCTGTCACGGCACGATAAGCACACCGCCATCCCTAGCAAGCTAGGGATGGCGGGTGGTGCGATGCCAGGAATCAGGCCGCGAACTCGTGGACGAAGTTCACGCGGGGGTTGATGCAGTACAGCGAGTACCGCCCATCGAGGCTGAAGCGCGAGATGCGCTGGTCAGCGGGGTCGATTGGGGCCGAGAAGTACTTGTCCTCCTTCGGCGCATGTGCCCAGGTGAAGGTCTTGGTGGCCAGACCGTAGGCGCGGCGGTTCCAGGTGGTGTCCCCGGTGAGCTGGGCCATCAGGTCCATCGTCGGGTTGTAGACCACCGGGATGCCGAGGAACGCCCAGGCGGTATCGGGGATACCGATGTCCACCTTGGTCGGCCCGGTCATGCTGGCCTGGCGGTTGAAGCCCTCGATGGCGCCGGTGCCCTTCAGGGCACCGGAGTAGCGGTCGATCCAGCCACCAGCGGCCTGGATCACGTTCACCGCCCCGCCCTTGAAGCCGCGGGAGTAGAGCTGCGACTGCCGGAACAGGTAGTTCAGATCGCGCTCCAGGCTGCCAGCGGTCGATGTCAGCAGCACCGGGTTCTGGAGCTGGACATCGCTGCGCGACCGGCCGCCGAAGGTGCCGATGGTCGGCGTCTTCGAGATCAGGTCGGTGAGGGCGATTGGCTCCAGCGGGTTGCCACTGACGTTGTGCAGGAACTTCTGGTCGATCAGGATATCCCAGCGGTCGTAGGCCGACTCCCACTTCTCCTTGAGGATGTCGATCAGCCGGAGCGACTCGGTCTTGCTGATCTTGGCCGCGAAGTCGCGGGTGCGGGCGTCGTTGGGCAGGACGATGTAGCCCTGGTCCTTGAGTTCCTGGTGCACGATCTCCAGACCCATGTGGACCTGCACGCCGGCATGCTCCAGGTCGAACCCGATGCGCCACTCCTGGAAGGCGAGGCGGTCGCGGTTGTACCAGACCTGCATGTCCAGCTCGTCCGCCTCGGACTTGTACTTGACGGTGAGCTTGTTGTTGATGAAGGGCTTCTCGGCCTTCATCTTCTGGAGCATCCCGTGGTACGGCATCTGCCGACGGTCGAGGATGTAGGGATTGTTAGGGTTGTCGATGAAGTCGCGGACGCTGAACGCGATCTCAGCGAGCTGTTCTTGGGTGAGGACGCCCATGGTGATGAGCCTTTGCTATCGGGAGAACAGTTCCCCTCGCGCAATGCGGTCGGCGAGCTGTTCCCGGGTGGAAGGGATGGAATCGTGACTGGAGACTTGACGCTTCCCGCCCCCGCGAAGCACGGGGTCGGGCTGAACTCCAGCCCGCACTCTGCGGGCTACCACCAGCTCCGCGCACTTCCGGGCTGCCGCACCCCATTGCTCGGGAGGGACGCCCTTGAAGGCTGCCATCTCCGTGTTCACCTCCTCCGAGAGTTCGTCCCACCTGTCGGGGAACTTGGCCCGGAACTCGGCATCCACGGCGGCGACGGCAGCAACACCCTTGTCAACGGATGATTGGGACAGACGCGGCAGGCCGTCCCCCGGGGGCGGAGCGGTCGACTGCTGTTCCTTCCTGGGTGCGGCCCTCCGACGCTCGGCTTGGATCTTCGTTGCGACCTCGGCGGTCATATCGAAGTCTTCGACGTGCTTCTTCAGGTCGGCATCGAGATCGGGTTCAGGAGGCGGTTCGTCCGCCTTTTCGGGCGGCGCCTCCCTGGCCGGCTCGCGGCGCATCCCGGTCAGGTTGTCCGCCATGTGCCGGAGCACGTCGGCGGCCTTCTCGGGCTGCGTCTGCACCAGGAACCCCAACTGCGTCCAGCGGTCCCAGGACTCCTGCTTGATGCTCGCCTTCGTCAGGCTGGCGTCGAGTTCGTCCCGGTACTTGGCACGCCCCTTGAGCTTCTCCACTTCGGCGCGCAGATCGTTCTTCTGCTGCACGAGCTTGCGGATCCGCTTCTGCGCCCCGGCCGAGTAGGCATTGATCTCCTTCTCGTTCGGGTCGCCCTCTGGCTCGGACTTCGGGTCGGGCTTCCTCGCCTCGGGCTTCTTCTCCCCGGGCTTCTGCTCCGGCGCCTTTTCGGCGGGGGGCTTCTGCTCCGGCTTGGAGTCGGCGAGCGTGTCGTCCTCCCCCTCATCCCTGCTTTCGGCCGGCCCCTCGGCTTTCGCCTCGGGTTCGGCTTTCGGCTCCGTCGGTTCGGGCGGGGTGTCCTCGTCCTCCGTCGCAAACCGCTCCACGAGGGAGCGGAGGGCGTTGTCGGTTTCGAGGCGGTCGGATTCCTGCGGCACAACGGCCTGTTCAGGATCCTTCTGGCCCTCGTTCGACGGGGTCGAGGGAGTCTTTACGTCGCTGGCCATGATAGCTCCTTGCAAGCTTCCGTCAACGAGGGGTCATGCCCCCTGGAAGCTGTTGTGGGATCGGGGCCGCCTGCATGCCCTTCCCGGGCATCCCGGCACTCGGGCCGGGCACCGGACCGCCGGGCGCCGGCGGCTTGTCACCACCGGCGGCACGACCGCCAGCCGGAGGCGCGGGCGGGGCGATGGCGGCGACGAGCGACTGGAAATCGGTATTCACACCGAGGATCTCGGACAGGCGGGCCGCCATGAACAGGGGGTTCATCTGCATGCCGTGAGCCTGCATGATCTGGCTCACCATGTTCAGGTGCTCCAGCTCCTCCTTCACGTTCGGCTTGCCGGTCGGGCTGGTCTTCACCTCAAGCGCCAGCTCGACAAACAGGGCCTCGCGCTCCTCCAGGGTCTGCGGGAACACGCACCCCGGCCCAGCGATGGCTACGGCGTTCTCGTAGGGCAGGCTGCGGTAGATGATCGTGGCCATCTCGGTGAAGATGCGGCCCAGGAAGGTGTTGAACGCATACTTCTTCCGGTCGAGCTGGGTATAGAGCTGCTCCTTGGCGAAGGCCACCTCGGTAGCCAGCTCGGCCGTCTTCACGCCGCCGAGTCCGGCCGCCGGCATGCCCGCCATGAGCTGCATCTCCATCATCGCCTCGGCCACGCTCACCAGCGCCGGATTGTAGTCGATGCCCTCGAACCGCTGGAGGGTCTTCTGGATGTCGTCGGGCTTCTCGACCTCGATGACCTGGAAGGGGTGCGACTGCTCGAACTTGGCGATCTCCTCGGGACTCATCGCCCCTTTGCCGATCATCAGGCGGGGCAGCGTGGCCTTGCGGTACTCGCGGGCGTGCGAGCGGATCTCGTTCAGCTCGTCCTGCAACGGCATCTGGAGTTCGACATCGCTAGGAGCGTAGAAATGCCCGGACATCTCGTTGAACCATAGGTAGAAGAACGGGAACCATTGCGGGCCGGTGTTCACCGGCTCATACTTGTTCAGGAAGAAATCGACGCCGGGGATCATGATGTAGACCATGCGGGTGTCGATGTCCCACACCTCCCACACGTCGATCTCACCGATGTCGTTCACCCCGGCCCGCTGCGTCACCTGGCTCGGCTCGTGCTTCTGGTCGGTGGTATCCATGCGCTCGTGGTCCGGCTCATCCGACCCGAGCCCATAGATGGCCTTGCGCTGCTCATCCGTCAGGCTGAAACGGGCGAGGATGTCGTCGCGGCGCATGCTGACACGGTGCGCCATGCGGGTCGTGCGGGCGTAGTGTTCCGGCCGCACGATGGTCCAGTCGAGGCGGATGTCCTCGATGTCGATCACATCGAAGTCGAACCCGTAATACCGGGGGACATTGGTGAGTTCGTCGTCCTTCACCGTAGCGCCCCCGATCAGTTCCAGCACGCGGACCTTGAGCGGGTGCGTCGAGCGCACGATCTCGATGCCGGCTGGTCCCGATACCTGGGCCACCGTCTCTCCAGCGTCGGGCATCGACGCCAGGATCTTGTTGTAGGCGTCGATGAGGTTGGCGCGGATGTGGGCTTCGAGATCGACGAGCTGCGAATGCTTGGCGCTGTCCGCGGTGAACAGGCCATCGGCAAACTGTCGGCGCAGCTCACGGAAGCGGACGAGGTTCTGCGTCTCCGGGTCGTTGATCTCCTGGCCGAGCGGGGTGCGGTCGGGATCGCTGCGCCACACCAGCTTGAGCCAGCCGGCCCGCACCGTCTTGGCGTCACGGGCTGCGATGTTCGCTGCATCACGCAGCCGGCCACGCTCGGCGAAGAAGTTGGCCAGCAGCTCCATGGTCTTGCCGAACTGGACGAGCTGGGTCGGCACCAGAGGCGGCGCCGCCTGGCCGCCTGGCATGGCGGTCGGGGCCGGCGGGGCATAGAACTTCCGCCGGGGCTGGAACGCCGCCTTGGGAGCGGTGGCGGTGAGGTGTGCGAGGTCCGCCTGCTGGTAGCGCAGGACGTGGTGCGTGACGACGGTGTCCGTGTCGTCCTTCATCAGCACGTCGGACATCCACCGGCGCAGATCCTGCGCAGCGTCCAGAACCGTCTTGATGTCCTTCGGCACCTCCAGCCAGGAGGTGAAGACATCCAGCAGCGCCGTGTCGTCGGTCGAGGTGCCGCCGGTGGTGGGTACGGCGTCATTGCCGCGTGCGTCGGGCATAGCGTATCCTTATGGATTCCGCCAGCCGAAGCAAGCTACGACGGCGGGATGGTGTCGAGAATGGCCTTCAGGCGGTCGCGCGCCGCAGCGAGGCGGTCCTTCACGGCCGCGTCGGGGAAGAACTCGATGGAGATGTCGAGCGCAGTATGCACCTCGCGGGCCGCGACAAGCAGGGCACGCAGCCCCTTGTCTTCGGTGTGCAGCCTGGGCGCCAGCAGCTTCGCGCCGATGTCCCACGCCAGGTTGAGCAGCACGCCCGCGGGGCCGGGAACCAGCCGGCGGATGAGCGCGGCTGCTCCACCGCCCGCCAGCAGGACGGTCACGGCGACCCCCAGCGCGTTCATCAACCAGCCGGGGGCGGGCGGGGACGGCGGGGCCGTGTCTGAATACTCGACCGGCGCGGCGCGGATCGCCGTGGCGGACATGGTAGGCTGCGGAAGTTCGGATGCGGGAAGACCCACGGCGGCCTCGATCCGGGTCGGCAACCCTCCGAGGATGGTGGCGGCGGTGGCGCTGATCTCCCCCGGCGGGAGCGTCGCCACAGCGGCGACGCCGGCCAAGGCGTCGGCCGCATGCTGGCGCCGGGCGGCGGACGGCCCGCAGCCCGTGAGGAGCAGCGCGATGGTGGCAGCCACCGCGAACATGAGCGCCAACAGGATCTTCTCCCAATGGCGGTTGCAGAAGTTGTAGACCGCGCGCCTCACGCCGAACCCCCCTTCTGGATCACCCACACCAGCGCCGTGCCCGCCGCCCCGAGGACGCCGAGCACGACAAGGCCGATGGTCCCGTAGACCACCTTGCGCAGCTCGCCGATCTTCTCCTCGTGGACCTCCATCTTCGCGGACCCTTCGATGAGCCGCTTGTCGATGGCGATGATCTTCTCGGCCAGGGCTTCGACCCCATCCTCGATGCGGTCTAGCTGCGAGTGCTCGCCGCTCCGGCGCATGGCCTTGGATACGGCGCTCTCGATCCTGTCCGTCGGGATGTCCCGCTGGTCGTTGGCACCCATGGTGTCGATTGGCGTTCGCCCCGCCCCCGCCGTCATCCGGCGGGGGAGGGGCTACTGGCCGGCATCATCAGGGTGCGAAGACCGCAGCGGACTCGGTGGTCGCCATGATGGCGTACCGCTGGAGCGCGACCTCCTTGATGACCCCGGCGGTGAGCGACACGCTGGTGATCCAGTCCAGGTCGGGGTCCATCAGCACGTCGATCACCGAGCCCGCGCCGTAGGCGGCACCGGCTGCGGCATGTACGGTCAGGGTGTAGACCCCGCCCGCGACGGCGGCCTTGGTGCCGGCGAGCGCAGCCATGGCCACGTCACTCTGGCGCCGCAGGAGCGGGACGCCGTTGACGAGGACCACGAGGCCCAGGTAGTTCGCGGCGGACAGGGCGGCACCGTCGTCGTGCAGGTTGATGAGTGCGGGGCTGTCGCCGGTGCCGGCACCCGAGTCCCAGGACCAGGTCTTCTTGGTGCCGTCGGCGATGAAGCGCACGCGGCGGGGCTGGTCATCGCGGTAGGCCGAGGACAGGCCGGTCGGGTTCAGCTTGCTCTGCGGCTTGGGAGCCTCCTGGCCGAGGTACAGGGTGCCGCCGGCGACGGAGACGGCCTTGCAGGGGCTGTCGGGGTGGAAGGGGTTGAAGTTGAACCGGGTCGGCGCAGTGGTGTCGAAAGCACCGACGGCGATGACCTGGGGGTTGGTGCCGTAGAGGCTGGGCATGTCCGAGTCCTTCCGCCATTGGCGGGGTTAGGTGGCAACGGTGCCCTGATCTTGGTCAACGTTCCCTGCCATTCAAGCGCCTGGGTATCCGCAAGAACGGGTTGCGGCCGGTGGCGGCCGGGGCGCGGCGTGGCTCCCGGCGCCGGGCGATGATGTCGTCCATGGTCCAGTTGTCGGGGTCGGAGGACAACCGGGGTCCGGTGTCGGCCGGGGGCGGGGCGGCCCGGGCGCCGCGCAGGCGCGTGAGGCGGTTCATGCCCATTGCGGCGGCGTCCACGGTATCGTCATGGACGGTGGTGTCGGAGAGGAACGCGGCGGCTTCGGGTATGAAGACATCGCGCACGAACGGACTGTCGATGAAGCGGACCTTGCCCTGCTGGATGCGGGCACGCAGCGGCGTGGCGCGCGCGCCCTTGTCCTTGGTCGGGTAGGGCGCCGTGATGTAGTGCTGGTGGCCGCGCTCGCGCATGCGCTGGAGCAGGGTGTCCCGCAGGCCGCGGTAGATGTGGCCGTCTTCGAGGATCAGCTCGCGTGGGTGGAGGCGGTCGGCGAGGTCGAGGAGCTTCTCGATCATCTCGAACGGCGTGAAGCGGCCACGCACCACGTCGGGCAGGAACCAGGCCACGTCGGCGGCGTCGACGCCGAACGGCCAGAACACGGTGAAATCGTTGCTGGCGAGCTTGCCGATGGCGAAGTCGCCGGGGATGTAGATCGCCAGGTCGGAGACGGGCGGGGCCTTGGCGGGAGGGACGATGCAGCGTTCGAGTTCGGGGAGGTCGAAGAACACACCGGACTCGGGCACGGGCTCCTGCTGGTACAGGGAGGACCACTCCCTCGGCGAGCAGTTGGCGCGGAGCTTGTTGGTGTAGCCCGCGCCCCACCTCTCGGGATGCAGCTCCTCACCGGGCCTGCGGGAGAGGAGATCGCGGTCCTTCGCCACGAGAGGGTAGACGAGGTTCTGGAACTGGTCGGCCTTCGGGTCGGCGGCTGCGGTGCGCAGGAGGTGGCCCGCGAGATCGGACATCGACCACCGCGTCATCACCACGAGGATGCCGTAGATCGGCATGGCGCGGGAGCGCAGGGTGGAGACATACCAGCGGATCTGCTTTTCCATCTCGCCCGGTGAGGCGGCCTGGTCCGCGTTCTTGATCGGGTCGTCGACGACGAGGATGTTCCCGCCGCGGCCGGTGATCGCGCCGCCGACACCGACAAAGCGGGCGCCGCCGCCGTGCGCGGTGATGAGATTGTCCTTCGCGGCGGAATCTTCGCGCAGGACGACGTTGGGGTAGAGATCCTGGTAGAGCGGGGTGGTGATGAGGTCGCGGAACAGCAGGCCGTTGTCGTCGGCGAAGTCCTGGTTGTAGGTGGTGAACATGATCTCGGTGCGCGGGTTGCGGCCGAGCGCCCGGGCGAGCATGGATCGCACGCAGATGGACTTGCCGTGCCGCGGCGGCGCGGAAATGATGCAGCACGGCTGGTGATTGCCCTCGAAATCGTCGAGAAACCGGTCGAGGCGCTTGCAGAAGTCGAGATGGAAGGGCGAGGAGACGAAGTTCGGATCGAACAGGGCCGCAAAATGGTGCGTGGAGCGGCGGGCCAGCTCGCGGCGGGCGAGTTCGTGGGCGATCATCGCCTGGTGGTCGATGGTTGCGGTCATTGGATGCTGCTGGCGGGCGCGATCATCGCCTGGTGGTCGATGGTTGCGGTCATTGGAGGCTGCTGGCGGGCGCGATTGCGGTCATTTCGAGACGATCATGGCATTCTTCGAGTTCGCAGCCATGCGTTCGAGCTGCTCGGTGGTGAGATTGGCGAGCGTGGAGGGCTCGACGAGGGCCTGGAGGTCGGGATCCGGTTCGGGGAGGGCGGTTTCGAGGGCGCGGTAGCTGGGCATCACCTTGTCGATGAGATATTTCGTCGCGTCGATGCGCTGATCGGTGGTGCAGGTGGCGCCCTTGGGCAGCGGCTGGCCGTTGTCGTCGAGTTCGAGCAGCACGCCACGGGTGGCGACGACGTGCATCAGCATGAGATACTGGTTGATGGGCAGGCGGGCGCGGGCCTCCTCGACCCCATCGAGCCTGGTTGCGCACACCCGGGTGATGCTGCGGCGTCGTGGCATGGCCTGAAGCTATCAGGGGCAGGTGAAGATGCTACGTTATACATAACGCCATAGGCTTTTCCGGCGGAACGGCGGGTTGTTCCTGTGGCGGTATGGCGGTGTCCATATGTTTTCCCGGCGGTACGGCGGATCGTCCTGATGGTCCCCCTACCCCCACATGGGGGTAGGGGTCGTTCGGTTCGTCGCGGTTCGTCGCGGTTCGTCGCGGTTCGTCGCGGTTCGTCGCGGTTCGTCGCGGTTCG